TTTAATATATAAATATATAGAATAATCAATTTTTATATATAAATCTAAAAAATGATATATATACTATATAATATTCAATTACCTTTCGCAATATGTCGCAACCGGTCTCTTCTAAATCTGGAACACTTGATATTAATAAATATATTAGTGGATTTCAGAGTGTTGTTGGAGGCGATAGTCAAGAAGATATTAATTTAATTGAAATCTATTTCATTAATCGTGGTATTAGGGAACCGCAAGATAATGTTATAGATGTATCTGTTAAAAATAGCTTGGAAACATTTATAGATAACTATTATAAGAAAAGTAGAGTTGAAAAGTATAAATCATATACACACAAAGAGAGAATATATACATATGAGCTATCTAATGACAACCAATATGTATCAAGTAAAATTAAGAAACATATGGATATTATAGATAATATACTCGTAATCTGTTCCAAGAATAATAAACAACCTAATTATACTTTCCCTTGTACTAATGAAATAGACAGCATATCTGAATATATCATTAAGGAATACAAGATATCAAATAGGATATCTTTAATTCTGCGCTGCGATAGCGGAGGGGACAGCGGTAGCGAAGAGATTAATACGCTTTATATTGAATATAGACATTCAAATAATGTTGATATTGATAAGATAAATGAGACGATTAACAAGATAATTAGAAAAATATTATATCAGCTATCTCAACCGTGAAAAACAAAAATTGATATACGCATTATGACACATATATATATAACAAATTGCGCGAGTATTCCTATATAATATGAATTCTTCTAATGATATTGTGAAAACAGATTATTCGTTTGTAGATTTTGCGAATATTATGATTGGTAATAACACTATTACAGAAGACACTTGCAAAATCTATAATATTAAGGAATTGTATGACGGATATATCAAACATCTTATGGTTAGAAAATATAAGAGCGAGGATATCCGGCGATATCGTATGGAAGCCGTAGTAGATTATTATCTGGATTTTTATGGAAGTAATAAGAATTATGATAGGAGCAATTTGGTTACGCAATATAAAAATAGTATCACCGACGGTTTTGATAAGAAATTGAATCCGCCTAAATGTTATCTAACTATTGCGAGGAGAGAAGATATTGCGAATGAACTTAAAGAAAAGATGGAATATGAAAGCTGTGATATCAATACGCATTACAAGATGATTAATATGAAATACGAATATTACGGAGAGCTTAATAATTCAGAAAAGCAAAAGCAGTCTGCAATTGAGAATGACGAATATTATGATGAATATAACGATTATTATAATGACGATGAACTCAATTCAAGCATCTGTAATAGCGATGATTATGACGACTATTATTGTGAATGTATTAGCGAAGATGATAGCGAATATTACTCTGACGATTACTAATACTTACCTTTTAGGACAAGCGAGACAAGGCGCCACACTAACAACGAAAAACAAAATAAATTACCTTTTTTATTTTTGTATTATCCAGATATCTTGTAAAAATTGATATAAATAGAATAATTTTATCATAATCATATATATGACAATATCAAAGAATTATATTGGAGCTCATATTAAGCGCGATGACAGCGGGGGGATAATAGAGACTATGAATAATATAAAGAATAATTGCGGGAATGCTCTTCAAATATTTGTTTCTAATCCGCGAAGCATCACTATTACAAATATAGACAGTTATGTTAAAAAATCTCAAGATATACGAAAATATCTCGCAGAAAATGATTTCAAACTTGTTATACACGCCCCTTATACTATAAATATTGCAAAAGATTCTATGGAGGGAAAACGAGTAATGCCTTTGGAAGAATGTATATGGATTAAAATCCTCATTAATCAGCTTACGATCGCAGATATGATGAACGCTGAAGGTGTCGTATTGCACGTAGGAAAGCACGTCTCGTTATCCTATGAAAAAGGATTGAATAATATGAAAATGGGAATAGAATATATATTGAAAATTATGGAAAATAAAAAGATGAAGACTAAATTAATAATTGAAACGCCTGCCGGGCAAGGTACAGAACTGTTAAAAGATTTGAATGACTTCGTAGCATTCTTTAACGGTTTTTCAAAAGAACAAAAGAAAAATCTTGGAATCTGCTTTGACACCGCTCACACCTGGGCACTCGGATACAGTTTAGCAGAGGCATATAACATCTTATTTAAAAAAAATAGCAAGGATATTACAGTAATTCATCTAAATAATAGCCTTGTTAAAAAAGGAGAAATGAAGGACAGACACTCTGTCATCTTAGATGGCAAAATCTCCGTAACAGAAATGAATGATTTTATAGCATCTTTGTCTGCAACACATATCCCAACAATTATCTTAGAAACACCAACAGATAATTACAAAATGGAAATAAACCACATTCGCAATTTACTAGACTAAGGCAATGTTGTAGCTACGCATAGCTATATGAAGGCGAATGCTATAATTATCAAGAATGTTTTTTAGCACTATCTAATACTTTTTTCATCTCGTTATCAAAATCATCACAGGTAGCGCGAATATTAGCCCATTTACTTTCTTCCTCGCTAATATTGTTTACATTTTTTTCAGGTATTTTCCACAATTCAATCAGAGTATCTAATACATTATTATCATTCCTAATAAATATTGTTTCAACCTCTTCATATGTTAATCCATCAGGTGCTTGTTTAAATACTTCATCCATATTATAATATATATATATATTATATCCTTTTATCATTTTATATTTGTTTATATTTTTCTATTTTGCAGATATTGTATATATGCTCTGATATCTCATAAGCTATTTTTTCATATGGATGTTCCATAGAATAATTTTCTATAATTATATCATTAATATTTTTAGGCTTATCGCTACTATATAAACATATCATTAATTCGCCAGTATGTATGTTCTTATATATCTTATTATCGACATCAGGATTTGAACGAACATATTTAAGTTTATCTTGAGATATATCTGGACTTGCAGGACTCGCTGATATCTCAACATATCCCATATTATATATTATAGTTTTGAACGAAGCTTCATTATAGCGTTGATATATATGAATTTTTTCGTGTATGAGTAGCTTTATTATTTCATCTTCTGAATAATTTAGAAAATCCTGAGATAGAAATATTATGTGCTTTCTTGTATGTGGCAAGCCATCTTCATATTTTCTACCATTATCATTTCTGGTAATGGCTAATACCCATTTAATATCGGCTATATCTTTGTAATTAAGATATTTTGAATAATATAGATTGCTTTCAGAGCTAATAGTATTTATATTAATATTTCTCAATAATTCATCGGCTTTTTTCGTACATTTATCAAGTATTAATTTATCGCCTTTATTAAAATGCGTCGCTTCGCCTTTAATAATATTAATATATTCTTCTTTAGAAGATACTTTGCGAGCATATAAATCTAAAGCTGATAAATTGGCTACATATCTATCTTCGTCGCTTTCAAGAAATCGCACGGTTTCTTCATAGCTCATATAATTTAAATGCTTATCATTCTTAAAAGGAACAGAAGTATATACAGTGTATATATAATATATTGTTAGTATTGCAAGGGTTATAATCAATAATGATAAAATATAGTAATATATCATATTTATTATAAGCTAACATTTTATCATTTGCCCTTTTTTTTATAACATACTCCTATATTTGGGTCTGACGATTTAACTACATTACTTTCCTTAACATTAATATCTTTAGAATTGTTATATTTAGCCACTCTATCGCAATAATAATTTCTATTTTTTGAAGCATTTAATATAATAGTATCCTTAAATTTTTCCTTATAAGTTTTGCGATATTCTATCTCATTGTTTTTTACACTATATACATAGAGCTCGTCAATTGACTTATTATTACAATCGGCTGCGATTATTTTGTTATAAGATACAACAATGCCGCTCTTTTCAACAAGTATTTTACAGTATCCGTATGAGTTTATAGAATAATAGGTTATGTTATATCCAGATATGTCAACCACTTTTTTTTCGTTTAAATCCTTAATTATATCTGGGTCAGCACCACCAGTTCCTGAAGTTATCTGGATTACGCATTTATCATCTCCATTTTTAATACTCATTATATTGAAATTATGACAATCGGCGCATAAATAAATACACTTATGTTCAGCCAATATCTCATATAGCGAATCTATTAATATGGGAGATTTGTCTTCTCCTAAAGTTCCCTTTTTAAGCTTAGTTATATCCTCGCCCTTTCCCTTAGACTCCTTCTCTTTTTTTGATGGCTTTATTGACTCACTGGCTTCTTCTATATCCAGTTCAATGGATTCCTCGGGTTCAATGGGCGCCTTGGGTTCCTTAGGTTCCTTAGGTACTTTCTCTTTTTTGTGTTTATCTAAAAATAATGGCATATGTCCCATTACAAATATACGCTTATTTTGATTCCCGTCTTTAATCTTTGTTTCCGCTATTTTTTCTCCAACAGTTTTTAAATAATCGTATGAAGACATATTGGTATTTATTATAATAACTATATACGACGAAGAAGCATCTTCATATACTCCAATATTTTTATCAGAATATAACTTTATACCATTTTTGGAGTCATCAGTCTCCTCTCCTAACTCCTCTCCTAACTCCTTTACTAACTCTTCAATAGAAGGAATACTTTCTAATAAACCTTTAATCATTGTATTTGCATAATCACCCTCAGTTCCCTGTAATGAAGCATCTACTTCTTGGGAAGACTTCCTAACTTTTTCTAAACTCTTTGTTTTGACATCTATATATTTTTTGAGCTTGTTAATATAATATTTCTGTGTCTTAATCATACAATAAGGATATTCTTGATTACTACTGACTTCGTCGTGATTACCTACACAAATATAAATATCCTTATTCATCGTATATAGTATGTGATATCCTGATACCAATGTATCAACTAAATAATATTTATAAGAATCCTTTTTTTTTTTCATCATTAGATTCTGTAGCCTCGGTTGCGTCTTTAGATTTTTCATAATTGATTAATGT